ACATATCATATATTCTTCACAAGCTTCTGTAAGTTGATAGCCAAGTTTTTCAAAAAACTTCAATCTGGCTGCAACTTTACCGTCATTATAAACTGGGCCAACAAAAGAGATGATACCAGTTTTCATAGTCTCTTCAAGAGCAGATGAATACAACTTTTTCCAAAGTGGGATCCAAGCTGCGCTATCAATAGACAATAATGATGTCTTTTCAAGATACTTGAAGTCAGCTCTCACATTTGCTTTCACAAAAGGAATATGCTGACACAATGGCCAAACATCTATATGATAATCTGGATGCAATGAGTCTTCAAACTCGTGAGCTCTAAAACCACCATTAGAGTTTTTATCAAGCTTCATTCCAAAATGCATCAAGATGGACTTAATATCATTTGATGGAATATCAACAATAATGTCAATATCATTTAAGCTTCTAAATGCATCTGGTGTGTCCTCGAGCGTTCTACGAATAAAACTTCCAACAATTGCGTATGTAATCTTATTTGTATCAAATGCTTCAAGGATGTAGCGTAAAGCTCTTTGATTTTTCTTATAATACTCTAAGTTTTTTCTTAAAGCTCGCTGTTTGAAAAGCATAAACCTCCAATAGAATAATAAAATACTGACTTCACCGAGTTAGCGCACACAAGAATTGCAATAAGCTTTTTCATATAAGCATTTTCTCCTATCTATAGATTAATTAGATAGTATTAAGCGTTGTCTCGAGAACTCTACTTAACTTTGAGCCCAGACAGACTCGAACTGTCGACCCATGCCTTAAAAGGGCATTGCTCTAAAACCAACTGAGCTATGGGCCCATAAATGTTTTGAGCCATCGGGGATTCGAACCCCGAACCTAAGGATTAAGAGTCCCTCGCGCTAACCGTTGCGCCAATGGCCCTAACTTTGAGCGGTACGGGCTTCGAACCCGTGACCCGCAGATTAAAAGTCTGCTACTCTACCATCTGAGCTAACCGCCCTCAAGTGAGCGTGAATGGAGTCGAACCATCCTTGAGGGAAGCCCTCACAGATTAAAAGTCTGTTGCACGACCGATATGCCACACGCCCATTAGAATAAAAATATGTGTTTGTTCCATCTAAGCTGGCCACTTTCTATTCCAATGGACTGAACAGAAAGTTAAGGCCTAAGTTTCTTCTTCATTGTTTATTTCCTTTTATGCCGATAGAAAGAGTCGAACTTCCGCCAAGCGGATATGAGCCGCTTGTACTAACCGTTATACTATATCGGCAAATATAAAGCCTATTTTTTAATATAATTGTTTGCTTGTTTAACAAGCTCCTCCATATTTTCAAAATGATTTGTACGAATAAACTCCAATACTTCGTGAGCCCCCTCAATAAAACTATCTTTACTACCTGACTTTTCTGCCTTACCTTGGAATGTAATAAAATCATCTTTTGCGCGGAAATCCCAAAGTTTAGAAATATCTCTCATACTTACATAATCAATTACTTCATGTACTAAGCTTAATTTATCTAAGCCTTCTTTAAAGAGGACAACATCTACACAACCATACTCTGTTGTAAACCAATGGTTTTTATCTTTTGTATCCCAAGAATAATCTGAAAAACAACACTCATCTAAATTTGCTGCATCATGAGCAGCTTCATTCATGTTAGCAGCTACAAGATAATATTTTTTATCATTCACTGTCGCAATATAAACATTATATAAAGATTTCATATAGTTTCTCCATTAAATATATAAACAATTGAACGCTATCCCGGGCTAAAGACCTGGGATATTCTATACTACTTACGAACCGAAAACTGACTCGATGGTAGAACAGACTTCCTGTTTCGCAGTGCTTCGTGGCACTCCACAGGCATTTGTAATTTCGGCTCGTTCCCTGCCTACTACGCCCAGACTAGTAACACCTTTATTCAAGATATTCAGGGCTGCATTTATATCTCTGTCATGCTCAGAAGAACAGACAGGACATTTCCATCTCTCAACACCTAAAACAACTTTTGGATTCACATATCCGCAAGTATGACAAGTTTTAGATGTATTCTTTGCTGGAACTTTCACTAATGTAGTTTTGTAAGCTATCATTTGGCGTAGCATCCCAAAACCTTGGTCACCAACGGCCTTTCCATGGCGCATTTGAGCCATGGACTGCAAGTTGCGCTAAAGGACGAAAAATAGTGTAAACTTCCAGCGCCCAACTGGTTGTCAAATGTCGATCAACAATGCGCATTAATGCCGTATCTCATCTGACTGTAGACAGACTAAACCAATCTGCATTTTACATCTACAGAGTTCAGTTTTGTGGAAAACCTCACTTAAACCTTGCTTTCTCGATAGGTATTAGCAATAACGCCCGACAATCTTTGAAGGCACTGGTGGCCGGATAACCATCACTTGAATTGATACCATCTCATACAAGCTAGCGGTGAGTGCTGGATTCGAACCAGCGGTTCCCATTACTGAGAACGCCTCCTTAGCAGGGAGGTGGTTTAAACCAACTCACCCAACTCACCAAGAAGAGTGGACCTAGGGGGACTTGAACCCCGACTTTCACATTGCAAGTGTGATATGCTAAGCCAAATTACATCACTAAGCCCATAAAAAATTTTGTAAACCTACACATATTTTCAAGAGACACTCAAAACTGGTTTATCGCTCATAAAAGTTTACGCCATAAAAAATGTATCTCTACTACTGTGCCTCTATCGCGGAGAGGGACCCGCCAACAGCGCAGGTAGGTTTTAGAGACCAGGGAGGGAGTCGAACCCTCAGCAGCAGGTTTTGCAGACCTGTTTCCTAGCCATTCGGATTCCTAGCCATAAAATAACTTTTACGAATTCTCTAATATCCACTATTTATAGCATGCATTTTGGGATTCGAACCCATTATAGTATATCCGTAAAAGTTATAGCGGAAGCGACAGGAATCGAACCTGCGACCTTTTTAGGGGAGGCTGTTTTCAAGACAGCGTGATGCGCCAACCAACTCACTTCCAAATGTTCGATGAAGTCTACCATAAACGTCGCCTCATCATTGACCGTCAAGATTAGAGAAGGACGGAATCGAACCATCTGCTATGGAGTCTCACTCCCATTATAAGTGACCAACTACACTACTTCTCTAAAAGTTATTCAGTTTCAATATTTATGAGTTTTCCACTCAATACCAAAATGTCTTAGAGTTTTTGAAATTATATTTTTATGCATTCCAGTCAATTTTTCAATCTTTGAAATACATCCAAACTTATTCAAGTCAACTCCACAGTCTAAAATTTTCTTTTTTCTAGACTCCCATTCTTCATTTGTGAGCATTGTTTTTACAAGACGGCCAATTTTATTAACTTGACCATTTGCTTTAAGCAAAGCTCTTTCTTTTTTCTTTTCAGCTAACAATTCTTGACGTTTTTGAAACTTACCATCAAACTTTGCTTCGCCTTTCTCTATGAACTCTAGAATTTTTTGAGCAAAATACTTTGGCATTGTTTTAACGTCAGACCATTTTACTCGCAATTCTAAATATCCATCATCTTTTAAAAGCTCATCTTTTTTTAAATCTCTTTCATGTTGCTCTGGAAATTTTTCAAAGTCATAATGTTGACTTCCGTCAATCTCAATAACCTTATTTCCTACAACAACATCTAGAAAAAAACCTCTATATGGCTTTTCTTTTTCATATTCTATATGCGCGTTATCTAACACATCATATAGCCATTGTTCAGCATAACTTGGATTCAAGTATCTGTTTTTCCAAGTATGGCCTCTTCCATCTCTATGAGCTTTTTTAGCTCCTTCAGAGATTTTTCTCTTTGACTCATCTGAATGATGACGTCCGCTCCAATATAATGGTTTTTTATTTGGATTTTTCATGCAGTGATTTACATGATTTCCAAAACCAAACTTTGTAGTTTGCCATTCTTTGGCACAATATTCACACTTAAATAAATATGTTTCCATAAATAATTAGTATGAAACAATGGACTAACTAATAAGAAGTTAGTTCGATTTAGGGACTCCTGGAATCGAACCAGGACGCGGTTTACACCTTGCAGATTTTCAGTCTGTCCTTCTACCAATTGAAGTAAGTCCCCATAAAAATTGTGGACGGTTTCTAACCCTGGACGGAAACCTAGCAGCCTGTTATAGTGGAAGTGGTGAGCATCGAACTCACTACCTTCTGCGTGCAAGGCAGACGCTCTAGCCGAATGAGCTACACCCCCAAAAAGCCGTGACCATTGTGCACATAGTCACGTTGTTACATGGTTTTTTCCAGAAACCATTGAACTAAAAACTCCCCGAACCTTCAAGCATCTTCGGCACGATACTGCTTTCCCATACGCCCCATCACAGGCGACGCTTCAAAGCTGAACCGCTGAACTGTACGTGACCAGCCATGATGAGCTGTCGTTTCATGTTCATTATATTTAATCTTCACTCTCGTAAAGACTTTTCCAAAATTCTTCACCATATTTATTTGAGACATACTCAATATATGGCTTCATTGCATCTTTACCTTCAACCAAAATAAGTTTCTTTTCTTTTGGAAAAGATGAAATCTTAAAATCAGTGTCTGGACGATGCCAATTTTTTATTTCATAATATACACCATCAATGATGAAGTCAGGCGTATAATGATGAATTTCATTATTCATTATATACTCAAATCGTTCTTTACATTGTTGAACGTTTGAACCATGCTCAAGCTGGTATACAACCCAAGCTAACTCCCAAGAGGACATGCAATAAAGACCTTTATAATGGCCTCTTTTTCCACGACCAGCATTTTTTCGATAACCACCAGAATTAGCTTTTAGCTTTTTTCTAGTTTCATCAGAAATATGTCTTCCTTTTGAAGGAGCATCTGTTCTGTTTGGATTTTCAGAGCAATGTTGAACATGTACTGTATATCCAAAATTAACAGTTTCCCAAGTTTTTTTACAAAAAGGACAAATTCTCATTTCTTTTTTAAGAACAGGCTTTTTGCAAACCTTATTTTTTTGAGCCTCATAATAATGAGGTGACCTTTTAGTTCGTTTATCAGGATTTTTATCACAAAAAGCGATATGCGAACTTAAAGCACCTTTATTTCCAAAAATTTTTTTACAAAAATTACAACAGTATTCCATATTATAATTAGTATAAAAAACAATCAGAATAAGGGTATAGGCCATCTTGGACTTGAACCAAGACCTCCGCCTTATCAGAGCGGGTAGCTAACCACTTACTACTAATGGCCTAAAAAGTTTCGCTTTTCACTTGTATTTCGATACTTCGCTAGGTTTACTTCCAACACCTCAAACCTTAAGTCGGTTGACAATATCTCTTCACGTTTACAGAATGCACTGTCCGTGGATTTATACACGTTCTTTGTCATTCCTTACGTCCCGAGTCTAACGGAACTGAATTGTCTTTAGCACCAGAGGGGAGTCGAACCCCCGTCCCCTGATTGGAAGTCAGGAATAATGGAACCGTTATACGACTGATGCATTTTCATTTTGTCATTCAGTATTAAATTAACTGATTGACGTTTATTATATATGAAAAAATTTCAAAATGTTCAAAAAATTTTTAATATTTTTTCATATATTAAGGGTGGCCGCTGGGAGTTGAACCCAGGAGAACCGGATCCACAATCCGGCGCATTAACCGCTCTGCCACGGCCACAGTCGGTGAGGAGAGACTTGAACTCTCAATCCCGTAAGGGCACTGCCTCCTTAGGGCAGCGTGTATACCAATTCCACCACTCACCGAAAAATAAAAAAGCAACTCTTTCGAGTTGCTTGGGTTTGTTTATTCAGGATGTCACTCTATATTCTTTCAAATCATCCTATTACCCAAGCTTTCCTCCAATAATAAACGCATGTTTTGCAAGGAGTGAACTTACACATGACACACCACATCCATGGCCTGCAAACATTGCGGCTTTTGAGAGTGAGAATGCTTTTGCTGTCATAATGAAACTCTTTACAAAATTCATTTCCGTATTCCTTATTTGAGTTGCTGTTAATCAGCAGCTTTATATTTTATAGATTAATTAGTTAGTTGCGTTTTTTCGCAAAAATTACCAATTTTTTTAAGAGCGATAAGGTTGCATTTATCGCTCTTATATGAATTAAAGATTAATTATCTTCATTCAATTTTTCATCTTTCTTTTCCTCAATCTTGAGCAAACCACCAAGAAGTTTCTTAGTTGGCTTTACTTCAGGTCTTGGGTCAACCGTAATAGAAAGAAGTCCGTTCTGCAAGTCACATTTTGCTGTTGATGCATCGTGGAAACGTGGGTCGAATGTGAAAGACAAAACTTCGTCAGTAACGAGTTTCAATCCTTTATATTCGTATGCCTTGTCTTTATTTTCTTTGCGGCCAAATGAAACGATGATTTTGTTGTCATCAATTTCTGCCTTAAACTCATTTTCCTTAACACCACAGGCTGCGATGTCAATGTGAAGTTCCTTAGTTTCAGGGTCTACATATTTGCTGCTTGGAGGGAATGCCGAATTACATGCAATGCGATTTGTTTTTGGAGGTGTCAAACGCATAAATTCGTCTGTAAAGTCATTTGCTCCTGTGAACAAACCTTCGAGCATGTCTGAAAATGTTGGGATTTTTCCAAGAATAGATTCTGCGTTCTCATCATTGATGGAACCTTTCTGAACATTACCATTGTGGTTAATGTAATAAGTACCTTTCATCATTTTGTTTTCTCCTCGGCTACAATATTTGTCATTCATTACGATATGCGCATATGTGCCATTATTTATATGGGACTGAAAATTCATGCAACCTATGATATTTTCAATCTCTATATTATAATTAGTATATTTATTATGTGTGCAACTAAATATTTTATTATGACTGAAAAAATGGATTTTTATGGTATTCGTGATATTATGAACGAAACCCTTAATGAGAAAAAAACTTTTGTTCCTCGCCATGGGGATAAAGAAAGTCTTGATAGTATTACTGCACAATTGAATGAAGCAAAAATGCATCCATGTGTATTTTTGAATAGCCATGCCATTGGAATTGAAGCTGCTGGTGATTTCATGAAGCTTCTTAATTCTGGTGAAGAACAATATTCTGATAACGACATGGTTGACAAAGACTTGCTCAAAAATGTGTATAACACTCTTAAAAAGATTTACAAAGATGAAGGCAAGAAATTGAAAGAGTCTACTATATTTGAGTCTGTTCTAAAAGAAAATGGAATTGAAGTTTATCCAGAAGATGGAAAATTAAAAGCACGCAATATTGGCCAGCAAGTTGTTTCATCTCGCACACAAAATAAATTAAATCCTCTTGGCACAAAAAATGTTGCCAAACCTTTGACACCAACACAAAAAGCTGCAACTTCTGCAGTTCTAAACATCCTCAATGATAAAGGAAAAGCAGGTGACATCAATTCTGAATTTGACACTAACCCTCGTCCAGACATCACTTTGATGGCAAATGGTGACGCAGTTATCACACCAGATGGACAGAAGAATCGCTCATATAAAATTCCTGCAAGCGAAATTGATGCTCACATGAGAGAGTCTGCTTCAAAGCTTCTTGAAAATCACAAACTTAATGAAAAAAGAATTGAAATCCCAAATCCATACCCAGTGAAAAAGGAAGAAATTATCGACCTTGTTGAACGCTCAAGTAGACTAGTTCACACAGCCACTGATGATAAAACAATTCAGCTTTATATTTATTCAAATGGAAGTGAAAGACCTGAGGCTTTTGCTGAAGTTGAGATTACTTCTGCAGGTTATATTCTTCATGGTGCTGAAGGATATGACTATCAAGGAAGCTCTTTCAAAGAGTTTGAAAATGACCTTAGAGACGTTGTCTTCAACTTTGACGCTATTACATCAAGAAGATTTGGAGAAAGTGTGAAGAAAAATACAATGAAAGAAAGCCGTTTGAAAGAATACGCTTCAAACCAGCTCGTAAATTATTTTATGAAAAAAGGCGTTGAACGTTATTTTAATGAATATATTATTTGTATTGATGATGACTGGTATACGCCTAATGAATGGATTAACGAAGAAAATCTTGAAAATGACTATGGTGTAGAATACATTTTTGAAATGGTTGAACAGGCTGTAAAGAAGTCATTAAGATACTTAAAAAGCTTGGGATTTACTCTTGATGATGAGAGTGATGAAAGCTACAATATGGAACTTATGAAAGAGTTTCTTGATAAAATAGAAGAATAAAATAATGGTTGCAAGAAAATCTAGTCTCTTTGATAGAATAATAGAAAATACAATCAAAACACCTTTAGGCAAAGTTTGTTTTATTGACTACAGAAAGGAAGGCAAAGACATTCTTTTTGAAGGTTATAAAGGACCTATATTACTTGGAGCTGCAGCTTTAGGTTTGGGCACTTTGTCCATAGCTGACCATAACAAAATTAAGTCAACTGCAGATAAACTTGGTATTGAACTTGCTGAAACAGAGTATGGTTCTCACGAAGCTGCAGGACTTATTTATCCTATTTATGAATATAAATATGACATGAAAGGTCCTATGAATATCGATAGTCTTTGTAAGTATCTTAAAGACAATACAAACTTTGATGAAATAACTTATGATGACGAAGGCGACCATTATGTTATCAACTACATTGATAATTATACAATACATCAGAAAGTAGGAAATGCATCTGTATCAAAACATAGAACTTCAGAAGGCAATTTGAATTTGCCAAAAAATTACTTTGATTTTTCTTTTGTTTTAGATGAAAGCTATAATAAAAGTCAACTTTTTGACAGAGTCTTAAATGAGTCATCATTAAAAGAGAATGAATGCTCACTAGAGCAGCTTTTGAGTAAAGCTTATGTTAGTGACTATAAAATGGGTAGCAAAAACTCAGCTATAGTTAGAGTTCGCACTTCACCTGCATTGTTAACATCTGACTCAATGGCTGCACGTTTTGAAGAAGACATCCCAGACGGATATGAGTTGGAAGTTGAATATTTAGGCGAAGACCCTATTTTAGGTAGGAATCTTGACATATATGAAGTTCAACTTTTAAAAAATTAAGAGGAGATATATTATGTTTGTAGATAATGAATTCAAAGAAGACCCTTCGTCTGAAATTACCACAAAAAAATTAAGTGAGTCACAAACTCGAGGCCTTGAAACATATGCAGATATTATCAATTTGAAATATGATTTGATTGATGAACATAAAGATGTTTGGGGTGATAATATCGCCGATAGAATGGATGACATTGTTATCAGACTTGGAGATACGCATGGAAAAGGACTAGCTGCTTCAGGCATTCTTAAAAATGGAAAGATTGGAATTATCATAAGCCCAATTTGCGCCGCATTTGCAAAAGAAGACATTGACAATATTGTTCTTCATGAGCTCGCACATTGTGCAGTATATTTTGCATATGGTTCGTTCTGTAGAAATGATAATGGCGGACATAATGAAGATTGGCATTATTATGTCGACCAGCTTAATGAAAAAGGCTACGACATCCGTGAAGTTGTCGATGATGACTATCTTGATGAGATTGAAGAAAGAATGGATAAATTACAAGAGGCTGTAACTACAAAATACATGGCGTGCTGTTATGACCCAGAAGACTATTATGAAGAAACAAACTATATTGATGAAGATGGCGAATTAAGCTGCAACTCTTCAGGTGCAAAATTGTTTGACACTGAAGATGAAGCTATCGAATATGCTGATGATAATAGACCTTATGGTTGGATGTCATTTGCTATGCCTTTTAACACCACGCTCGATGAAGCAACTATTCCACAAGCTAAAAGATTTGCTGCTCGTAAACATGGTGAAAGAAACCAAACTCGTAAAGCAACTGGCGCTCCGTACATCGTTCATCCAGAAGGCGTTGCCGCACTTGTAAAAGAATATGGTGGTGATGATGAACAAATTCAAGCTGCGTGGCTTCATGATACGATGGAAGACACTGGAACTTGGAAAGATGACCTTACTGAGAAGTTTGGTGATAGAGTTGCTAACATCGTTGCTGAACTCACAAATGATGACTATGCTATTCGTTCTCTTGGAAGCAAAGAAGACTACATGAACCAAAAACTTTGTCATTTGAGCCATGATGCTCTTCTTGTTAAACTTTGTGATATGCTTTATAATCATAAAGATTTCCCACCTATGCAACAGAAAATGCGTATTGAAAAGAATATCCATTATTTGATGCAGAACCGTGAGCTTAATGAAAAGGAATGGCAGATTTGTAATAAAATTGTAAGTGGAGACTAATTTTATATGAATGAAGAAAATGAAGACGAATTGCAAAACCAAGATGGAAGCGCAGACAATCCTGTCACAAATCCATCGACAAACACTCCAATACAAGATGGACAAATCCCTCAAGATAATGCTGCTGTTGCTGATGGCAGTGCTGATGCTCTTGGCCTTGAAAATATAGAAGTCAAATTTGAAAGTGGAAACTATTCTCAATTCGCGATGCTTCCTGTTACAATTGGACAGAAAGTAAACGCTTTGACAAAGACTTTGGTTCCTTTGATTGAGGTTGCTTTGATTGAGTTGACTGGTTCTTCTACACAGTATAAAAGAACTTCTGCTTTAATTACGCCATCTTTTGACCAGAATGCAAATCTATTAGTTAATTTTAATATTGTCTATACTGTGCCAGGTTACATTGGCGTAGACTTTGAGTATAAAGACTTGCAAGATGACTCAAAATATGTTTATGATAGAATTTCGCCAGCTGGAATAAAAATCACTAAATGTGAGATTGATACTTCTTCTGGTGAAGTTACAATCAATGGAGAATTTTAACAGATGAATTTTAAAGATTTGCTTCGCTTGAATGAAGATGTTGTAATGCAGAAAAAGATTGAAGACCTTGGAAAAAATAAACAAGATGGCAAAAAGCAGAATTTCGATGACTATATCAAAACTGACATCGAAAATAGAATTAAAAACGGCGCCGACTTTTCTAAGGTAAAAGACTGGAAAAAGTTCTCTTCTAATGTGAAAACTATTGCTGATGCAAAAGGAATGGACAATGCTCCAAAAGATGAGAAAGACGCTGAAGACAGAATTCAATCTGAAGTTTTGAAACAGATGACTAATGAAGGTGGTGAAAATACTAATCCAGACGCAACTGTTCAGGCTGAAAAAGAGATTGATGAAATTACAAAGCAAATTCAAGAGTCTTGGATTCCAGAGCTTCATAAGTCTTTGCGTGAAGAAATTCTAAAAAAAAACTAATCTCAGCTGCTTGTGTATTCATTGACCTTGACAGCTTAAAAATGCTTGGTGCTCATTCTACACAAGAATGGGCACGTAAAAGTCATCAAGATAAAGGACCATGGGGACTTCCAAAAGGCCAGATTGATGAAGGCGAAAACTCTACTGAAGCAGTTATTCGTGAAATAAAAGAAGAAATGAATTATGACATTGACGCTTCTAAATTGCGTCATATTGGTGTTGTAAAATATCTCCCAGTAAAAGACCTTGATATTTTTGTCTATCCAGTTTCTGGCGAAGAGCTTGAAAACTTAGCACAAATTTCAAAATGTGTTTCATACTTTGAAAACAAAGCTGGTGCTCAACAACCTGAAATTGATGACTTCAAAGTTTGTACATTAGAAGAACTTGGAAAAAGATACCAAATGTCTATAAAGTCAGCCCTTAGTGACATTTTCAGCGATTGTAAATGATTGTTTGATGAGCTCATATAAATTGAGCTCATTATATTTTTTAAAGTGTTCATCTGTTGCGAAAGAATACCCAATCAAAAATTTTTTAATTTCATTTGTTTGTGGATGACGATATAAAAATCCATAGTCTGATTTTTTATCTAAAATAAATTTTTCAATATGAGGATTTTCTTTTGAAAGTCCTTCTTTTTTTATATCATGAAACTCTGTGTAATTATTGATAAGTGTTTTTGTTGTGTAATCAAACTTTTTCAAATATTCAACATGTATATAAAAGTCTTTTATTTTAAGGTCTTTTGCATTTACTGAAAAATACGCAATTGGATATTTATCAACATAGTCGGTTTTAAATGGTTTGTTTTTCAAAACAATGTCTACTGACTTTTTGTCAGAAATTTTTTCTAATTTCCATGGATAAAATTCTTCAACATCGAAGTCTAAATTTAATTTACAATACATGACAAATGGATAATTTTTTCTTTCTAATAAAAGACAATATCCAAGTAAATTAAGACTTGCGTCATAAACCATCTCAATAGGCGTAGTTGGCAAAATATAAAAACCGTTTAATTTTTCTAAACCTTTTAGCATATATGAATAATAAGTCGTAAAACAATAAAGGGAGCCGAAGCTCCCATTTTTTTTACTTTTAGTTTAAATTAAAACAATGCTCCGCATACTGGGCAGTGTGTTACACCTTCTTCTGGAGAGAGTGCTCCACAATCATCACACTGAAGCAAATCATCTTTTCTGTCCCAAACAATTGAAACTTTTCCGTCTTTAACTTCAACATCCTGAACACGAGCTTTGATTTCTGGGCTCATGAATTCCCAACCTTTAAGAAGGGCAATCTTGCCAGCTGAAAGTCCGCTCTCTTCAGCTGCAGGTGCTGAGCGTGTTTTACGTGTTGCAGGCGCTGGCTCTTCAGATGAAACCTGCTGCATTGTGTCAAATGATGCTGGTGTGGCCATTGGGTCAGGCATTGTATCAACTGAAGTTGTAGCGTTGAATTCTTCCTCACTCATGTTGAGGTTTTCCTGAATAGCTTTATTCTCAGC